GGCTCCAAATCAAGCTGGTCACCTTCACGTTCCTGCCTGGTGAAATTGAGAGCCTGGATGAACTGTTGCAGGCAATAGCGGTGGCCTTTGCTTCGGATGTGGTTTATCTGGCAACCATCGAAGCCTACGCCCCTTTTTTCGAGATGATTTTAAAGATCAAAAAGCACTGCCTGATCAAGAACACGACCGCAACTTTTTTGAAACTCATGGAACTGGCCCAGATTGGGTATGACCAGATGGTGAAGGTTGAGGCAGTGCAGAGTGGAGCAGCAAACTCCGGGGAGGAGGTGATTTCATGAAGCCTGATTTCAAGGAGGATTTGTTGGAAAATACCCTGACCATAATTGAAAAAGCGGAACTTGAAATCCTTGAAGACACCATCGAACGGTCGGTGAAATCATTCGTAGCTGTCGGCAAGGCCCTGAACACGATCCGGGACAGCAAACTCTACCGGGAACAGTTCCAAACCTTTAGCGAGTACTGCAATGTGCGATGGGGAATGGGTAAGGCTTATGCGAACAGGTTGATAACCGGGTCCCGGGTGGCGGTCAATTTGATCGGCCATGGCGCCCCGGGGCGCCAACTTTGCGCTCCTTGTGAAATCCAGCCGATTCACGAAAAACAAGTCCGCCCTCTTTCCGCCCTTGGGTACGGGCAGCAGTGTGATGTATGGGAGGAAGCTGTGAGATCAGCGAATGGCAAGGTTGTCACCTATAAGCAGGTCAAGGCTTTGGTTACGGAATTGATTGGCCCTGCCCCCCCCGCACCTCCCAAAAAGAAAGACCCCTACGCCCACTCCGATGCGAATTACTTCGTATCCTTAGCCATATTGCACCTTGATAAAATCAGGGATGATGACCCCTTGAGGGTTGAGGCCGTGGGTCGGGTTTCAGAATGGATTCAAGAAAAGCTAACCGTATGGACTAAAAACTAAAGGAGAATGACATGGCAAGAATTCTGGAAACGAACAATTATGGCAAGTTCGTGTTGTCGCCGTTTAACCGGGAAGTAAAAAGGACATGGCGCCTTGAACAGTCCCTACTCAAGTATGGGTGGCTTGATGAATACCCCATGGCTGTGACCAGACTGCCCGACGGCAAATTGCGGATAGATGATGGCCACAACCGGTTCTATGCGGCGCGCAAACACGGCCGCCCTGTCAAATATGTCGAAACCAATAGCAAGATAACCCAGAGCGAGAGGGATGGAACCCATACCCCATGGAGCCTACAAGACTACATGGATTCTTTCGCACAAAACAACTTTGGGGCCTATCTGGTCGTAGTTGACTTCCACAAGAAAACCGGAATCAAGCTGAACGCTTGCATCTCCATGTTGAGCGGGTCGAGTGCCGGGTCAGGCAACTGGAGGAAGCAATTCAAAGATGGCACTTACCGTTTAGGTGATCCGGCCCATGCGCTCCTTGTCGCGGAGCTCGTGGCTCATTGCAGGAAGCATGAATTTCGCCACTGGAACGATACGCCTTTTGTCAATGCCCTCTCTAAAATCGCTTGGGCTGAAGTTTTTGATCCACAGGTTTTGAAGAGCAAGATAACCGCCTTCCCCGAGCATTTGAAGAAGCATGGGACAAGAGAGGAATATATCCTGATGCTTGAGGCGATTTACAACCGCTATAGCAAAGACTTGGTGCCTTTGGCTGTTAAGGCAGAGGAAGCCGCCAGGAAAAGAAATGTGGTCCTAAAGCATGAGGGACGGCCGGTGGGCCGGACTGAGAGAAGGATCGAAGCCGCCCAATGAAAAGACCAACCGTGGAATTTTGGTTCAGGTGCTGGTGTGGACAGTTGCTTTATGGGGTCCGTCCCGGTGCCCGGTTCGTCTCCCTAAATTGCTGCAGAAAGATAAAGGTTGGAAGATGATCCCGATGAGTTGGTCAGACGTTCTACTGGTGCACCGGGCAGCCGAGAACTACCACGGCGTGGCCCTCATGGCCCGAGATCCCATTCTCATGCGTCTGGCTGCGGCCTGGCCCAAGGTGAAGCGACAACTCCCTTCCCCCCCGCCTCCAGGCCAGGAGGTGGACCTGGAGGCCCTCTGGGAGAAAACTAAGGTGGACTTTCAGGGGTGGGCTGAACTGGCTCAGGTGGACATTTGTCAGGTTATAGAGGGCTGGAAAGTTTTGATGGGTAACGGCGTCATCTTGCCGGACGGCACATTAAACCATCTGGCCGATAGCATCTTAAAGAAAGAGGCGGCCGGGCAGCTTATGGCTGAGTTTGGGATTAAACCGGGAGAGATGAAAAAATGACCCCAGACCCCAAATATGCCCCCGACTGCGACATCTTTCTGGGAATCGACAAGGGCTTCCGCAACCCCAACGTTACCCTTTGGATCCAGCCCGACCGGAAGATGGAGCGTGTGATCGTGCTCTTTGCCCATTACCAGGTGCTCAGAACTCTGGACGAGAACGCCAAAATCTGCTTGGCCATCCACCAGGCCCGGGGCTATAGCCAGCTCACCGGCGGCTGGGGCGACCCATCGGCCCCGGATATGCTGCGGGCCTATTCCTTGGCCTTCGGGGTAGAACTCCATGGGCCTTCAGGCCGGGTAGAACATGGCCATGAGATGGTCAAGCAATGGCTCAAGACGGCCAGGATGACTAAAGCATCGAGTGGACTGGTCTTCTCCCGGGAGTGCCCCCGGGATTTGCTGGTGGAGATGAGTCAATACGAAAAACATGAGCCGGGCAAGGGAGCGCACCACGGGCCGGATGCCCTCCGGTATTTCTTTGCTGGCTGGCGAGGCGGACGATGACACTGTCCGAAACCCTACCCCCTGTGACGGAGATTCCGCCTATTTCCCGAGATCGCCAGAAGCGCATCCGGGAGATCCAGGATCTCTTTGATACAGGCTTAAAAGTTGCTGAAATTTCAAAACTTTATGGGATTTCAGAGCGAACTGTGCGACGTGACAAAGAAGACGGTAAAGCCTTCGACCGGGCGCTCTCCAAAGCGGTGGATCAGGCGGAAGTCCTGGGGCGTGAAATCAGGAGTTACGAGCAGGCGCTTCGGATGGAGTGGCGCCACTACCGAACGGCGACCAACCCTTTTGTGAAAATGGGCTGCATGAGGAACATTATCGCCCTGAAAGAGAAGTATATCAAATTCCTACAAGGAGCCGGTCTCATCGATAAGGTCGCAGACCAACTCAAGATCATCGAGATCCCCTATGGGGAGAAACCTGTAAGAGAAGCTGTTCTCGACCTTGTAAAATTGATCAATGAGGCCGCGGCCAAAGACTCCGAGCCTAAAGAATGACCATACAACTGGCAGACATTGATCCGGGAGATTTAAAGCGCGGCCTCCTGGAACATTACCGGCGTGAAGGATTCGATGGCGCCGAGGAGCTGCTGAAATTCATCGAGGCCTACTGGAAACTCCGGGTGCCCCGGGCCCAGGTCTGCCCCGAGCACACCCCGCCATCCGAATACATCGTGGACAGCTTTTTTGAAACGGTCCAGGATTCGGTGTGTTGGGCCAACCGGGGCGGCGGCAAGACCCTCCTGGGGGCCTTGTCCACCTGGCTGGATACGGTCTTTAAGATCGGTTGCGCCACGAAGATCCTGGGCGGCTCCCAGGAGCAAAGCAAACGCATGTACGAGCACTTGACCGGGGAGGGGGACGGCTGGGGCATGGTAACCGAGGACTTCCGGCATCTGCTGCGCGGCGAAATGCTGGCCCACCGGACGGTCTTGAACAACCAGAGCAACATCCAAATCCTTACCGCCTCATCCAAGAGCGTCCGCGGCGCCCACCCCCAGAAAATCAAGCTGGACGAAGTTGACGAAATGGACCCGAATATTTACGAGGCGGCGCTGCTGGTGCCGCAAACCAAACGGGGCATTAAGGCCAGCGTGCAGATATTCAGCACTATGCACCGGACCTACGGCTTGATGGACAAGGTCATAAGCGAGGCGGCCCGAAGCGGCTACAAGGTCTATAAGTGGTGCATTTTCGACGTCATGGAGAAATGCCCGGAGTGGCGGGTGTGCGGCGAGTGTGAGCTCTGGGAGGACTGCCAGGGCAAGGCCCGGCACGCCGACGGCTTTTACAGCATCGAGGACGCTATTTCTAAAAAGCGCCAGGTCTCCCGGGACACC